GTGTCGGCAGGCCCTTGTGCGTCCAGCCGCCGACTTCGCCGTCCTTGCCCCGCATCGCCGTGGACGAGCCATCGGCGCGCAGGTGCGATTCCTGCCCGGCGTGCTTGCAGGGCACGATCTTGTTGGGCTTGCGGCTTTCGCGGTTGAAGTGGAAGACGAACTCGAAGCTCGGGGCGAAGCGGCCTGCCCAGTCGCCGGGCATCCCCGGGCCCTGATCCCAGACGTACCACGCGAAGCGCCGCCAGCCCTGGCTGCGCATCCAGCCGAGCCACGCGTCCCAATACGGGATCACTTCGTTGTCGCGGTGGATGAGCCCGAGGTTGACCAGCACCTGACCATCAGCCGCCATCGGCAGGTGCGCGAACACGCCGCGCATCAGGCCATCCCAATCGGTGATGCCGCCCGAGGTGTAGTCGCGCTGGTTGCCGTAGGGCGGCGAGGTGAAGCACAGGCGAGAGAGTTCACCCTGCATCAGCGCAGCGACCACGCTCCAGTCGGTGGCGTCGCCACAGATCAGGCGGTGCGGGCCAATCGCCCAGACATCGCCGTGCCGGGACACCGCCACGACAGGCGCGTCTGGCACGTCGTCAGCCGCGTCAGGCTCGTCGGCTTCGGACTCTGATTCATCATCTGCGACGCCCACCGCACTGGTGAGCAGTGCCGCGATCTCGGCTTCCTCGAAGCCGGTCAGAGCGAGGTCGTATCCCGCGTCGGACAACTCGGCAAGCTCCAAGGCCAGCATCTCTTCGTCCCAGCCTGCATCCAGTGCCAGCCGGTTGTCGGCGATCACCAGCGCGCGTTTTTGCGCGACGGTCAGATGGGCCAGTTCGATCACCGGCACCTGATCCAGACCCAGCTTGCGGGCTGCGGCCAGACGCCCGTGCCCGGCGATGATGCCGTTGTCGCCATCGACCAAGATCGGGTTCGTCCAGCCGTACTCGACGATGCTGGCCGCGATCTTGGCGATCTGGCCTTCAGCGTGCGTGCGCGGATTGCGGGCGTAGGGAATCAGCGCCTCGACCGTGCGGTAATCGACGTTGAGCGTGTTCAAAGTGGAAGTCCCAAAAGCAAAACCCGCCGAGCGTTGCCGCCGGGCGGGTTGGTGAATGACGATTCTGGTGAGGTGGTAACCGCGCCTGGGGGTGGTAACCGGGGCCGGTAACCTGGCCGACTGGTAACCTTGCCCGCGCCCTGACGCTAAAAAAGCGTCGCGCTCGCGCCCCCCGCATGGGACTTTCGGCAGGAAGGACCCCTTTCGCCTCGGGCCGCTCGCCGAACCGTCACCGCTGTCCAGAAGATAGCTCGAATACTACGCTCGACCGGGGTGATTTGTTGCAGGGTCAAAAACCGCGCATCGCCGCTGACATGCTCGCACTGCAAACCACGTGCGCCAATTCACGCCAAAACCCTACGCCGTGACGACACCATTGAGTTGGTCGGCGACGGTCTGCAATGCGCGGTGCCAGCGCCGCCACGCCGTCGTTCGGTCGCAGGCAAAGCGGATCGTGATATCGCGCCAGCCGTAGCGCTTGGCGCGCATCCACACAAGGTGGCGCTGCTCGACCTCCAGCCACTGCACCCACCTCATCGTCTCCAACATCCGGTCGATAGCGTCGGGGGCGGGTGGGAAAGGTCGGTAGACGTGCTCGTCGGCAGCGAACGTTTCCCACTCCTTGCGCACGATGATGGGCCAGGTGTTGAAGTAGCCTTGCACACGCACGGGCGGCAGGCGTCGTCCGGTGCTGGCCGCCTCCTCGAAGCGTGCGGCCACGTCGTCGATTGTCCAAGTGCGGGGATCAGCCATGACGTGCGCCTCCCTGTCCGTAGAGGCGTTCGCCGATGCGCCGCACGAACTCGCGCTCGATGAAGTCCAATCGTTCGTCGGCAGCGTTGACCACGAGGATGTGCTGATCGCGCCAGCCGCGTTGCTTCATCGCGTCGAGATCTGTGGTCTCGGGCTGGAGGCGACCCAAGGGGCAGCGATAGGTGGGCGTCGAAATCTTCATCTCACACCTCCCGTTCCAGTGCGTGCTGCTCGATGGCCCAGTGCAGCAGGGCCAGTGCGTCGGCTTCGTTGTCATCGACCGGGGCGTGCCCGCGTGCGCGGATGGCGGCGATCACGTCCTCCTTGCCTGCATTGCCCTTGCCGGTGGCGTGCTTCTTGATCGTGCCGACCGGCACACCTTGGTACGGGATCTGGTGGTGTTCGCACCACGCCGCGAGCGTGGCGAGAAACCCGCCGTAGGCGTGGGCAGCATCCGTGGAGACGTGGCGTCGCACCTCCTCGAAGTGCAGGCAGTCGATGCCGTCGCAGGACTGCTTGATCTCGGTGAGCCAGCGTTTGAATCGCAGGAAGCGCATTCCGCCGCCTTCGAAGCGCTGCGGCCGGAAGCTCTCGGAACCGCTGGTGATGTGGCCGTCGCGGCCGCGCAGTGCCCAGCCGGTGATAGTACCCAGATCGAGGGCGAGGATGGTGGTGGTCATGGTGTCAGTCCTTGTTTTGGCTGGTCTGACGGATCGGACGGGTCGTATCGAAACCTTCCATGAGGCGCGCGCACGCGCACGTGTAGGAGTTACGACGTAGTCCGTCCGATCCGTCAGACGCGGTTGTGTCAGTCATCGGCGTAAGGGGTGTAGGTGGGTGCTGGCGGGTACTTGAGGCCAATGCCCTGAAACCCGCGCAAGCCCATGCCGTTGCGCCATTTATCCAAGCCCCGGTTGAGCAGCAGATCGGCAAAGCGCTTCTGCGAACCGGTGAATTCGCCCGCTGCCTCGGCCCACGGCTTCCAGTCGTTGAACAGTTCTGCCGTCAGCGACTTGGCGTTGGCCTCGCGCACGCAGCGCTCATCGAGCCAGCGGCCCAACGCATCCTCGGCTTCGAAATACTCCTCGGTGGCGTCCACCACCCGCTGCGGCGGGGAGAGTCGTCCGTGGCGTTGCCAGTCGAGGCAACCCTGCACGGCCCACGCCAAGATGCCGTCGCGTTCGGCCAGGAGCTTCTGCTGCAGGTTCTTGTCACGGCGCTCGGGCGGCACGGTGATCGTGAAAGGGATCAGGTGCAGCCTGCGTTTCATCGCCTCGTCGATGTTGCGAATGGCGGGCCTGTGGTTGCCCGCCACGACCAGCTTGAACTGCGGGAAGAACTCGAAGAAGTCCTGCCGCATGAAGCGCGCGGAGATCTTGTCGCCCCCGGTCAGGTTCTTGAGCTTGGATTCGGCCCAGCGCTTGCCCTGTTCGGTTTCGATGGCCGCCACGAAGCGTGCGCCGCGCAGCCCCGCCATATCGGTCGGGTGCCGGTCGGTGCGCGTCTCCATGAAGGTGTCCATCGGCGCATTGGTCGCGTAGTCGCCGAGGATGGTGGCCAAGGTGTTCACGAACACCGACTTGCCGTTCGCGCCCGTGCCGTAAAGGAAAGACAGCGCGTGCTCCTGCGTCGAGCCAGTCAGCGCGTAACCGACCATTCGTTGCAGGTAGGACTGAAGTTCCTTGTCGCCGCCCGTGACCTCGTCAATGAACTGCTTCCACGTCGGGCAGTCGCCGCTGGGTGTGGCTGTGGTGATCTTGGTCATCCGGTCGGCGCGCTCGTGCGGGCGCATCCGGCCTGTCTTGAGATCGACCACGCCGCCCGGCGTGTTGAGCAGCCACGGATCGGCGTCCCACTCGTCGGTGGTGGCCGCGTGCCTACGGTCAGCGCGCGCCAGCCGCTCCACACCGCCGACCGTGCTGGCGCTGGCGAGCTTCGCCGCGACCTTGGGGTTGTCGGCGCGCACAGCCGTCTGGCGGCAGACGCTGCGGATCAAGTCCGTGGCGGCCAACGTGTCCTCGGTGCGCCAGCGTTGCCCGTCCCACACCAGCCACTTGCCCCAGCCAGCCACGTAACGCCAGTCGCGGTGGTAGCGGCGGGTGAAGGCCAGCGCCAGCGCGTCTTCGGTGCCCCAGACAGATTCGTCGCTGCTGACCACCGGATCGACGTCATCGGCCACGTCGTGCATCTGCAAGCGTGGGCCGTGGGTGAGAAAGGCTGCGACATCGAAGTCCTCGGCGATGGCATTGGCCACGTCCCAGCCCTCGGCGGCCTCTTCGGGCGGATAGAGAACGTGGCAGGACTTGGCTCCCGCCGACAGGATGGCCTGTGCTGCCTGCGTCGCGTACTCCCAGCCCGGCTTGTCACGGTCGGGCCAGATCAGCACCGACTTGGCCGAAAGCGGCGACCAGTCGGTCTTGTCGACCGGAGCGTTCGCGCCGTGCATCGCGGTGGTGGCCACGATGCCCGCGTCGATCAGCGCCTGCGCGCATTTCTCGCCTTCGACCAACACCACCTGCGCGGCACTGGTCATCCCTGGCTGGTTGTAGAGCGGGCGCGGGTCGGGCGGTGCCATCTTGCGCCGCTTGGCATCCCAGGGCCGGAACTGCTTCTTTTGCCCGGGCGGGTCGTAGCGGTAGACGACGGCGATGAGATGGCCCGCCGCGTCGAGGTAGTCCCACTTCGCGGTGGCGGGGCCGAGTTCGTCGACCGGTGCATCCTTCTTGCTGGCCTTGCGTGCAGGCTTTTCCCGGGCGCGACCGAGCAGATCGGCGGCGGCATCCAGCACACGATTGAAGTCGGTGTGGATGGATAGCGCTAAATGTCCGGCGATCAGCGAAAAAGTATCGCCGCCGTCACCCGTGGCGCGATCTGTCCACAGTCCTGCCTTTTCGCCGTCGAGCACCACCTCGAGACTGTCACCGGGGCTGCCCAGCACATCGCCGATCAGGAACTTGCCCCGGCGCGTCTTGCCTGCCGGGAACAATGTGGCCAGCACCGAGGGCAGACTGGCGATCAGGCCTGCCCGCAGCGCCTCACGCTCGCTGTCATCAAGGATGCGCCGGGGCTCGACGGGCTTTGGGGAGTCGTTGAAGTCAAGCATCGGCGGAACCTCCGATCACGTCGGCGATACCCGCCAGTTCGCGCGGAATGCGTGATACGTGACGCAGCTTGCGCAGAGCCTTGATTTCGATCTGGCGGACGCGCTCCCGCGTGACCTCCATCCTTTCAGAGAGCTCTTCCAGCGTTGTCTCTGAGAAGAAGCGCTCGCGGATCACGTAGGCTTCACGTTCCGTCAGCGAGTCGATGGCATCTTGAATGATGCGACCGGCCTGGGCCTGCGTTGCGAACCGCAGTGGGTCGACAGGTGCTGCGCCGACCAGAGCCTGCACACTGTCCGCGTCCAGTTCGATGCTGGAATGATTCCTTGCCAGTGGCTGGAGTTGGGCGTCCGACCATAGATCAGAGGGTGAAGCATTCAGGAAGTCGCACAGGGCCCACGCGCACTGCCGCAACAGCCCATCGGGCGTCAGCGGCGAACGCGTGAGGTTGAAGTACGGCAGCAGCGCGCCGCTGTAGCTGATGCCGACCTCCTCTGCGAACTGCGCACCGGGTCGGTGCCCGGCCTGCTCGATGGCACGCAGCAGACGGGCGTTGCGCACGGAGATGCGGACACGGTAGTCACTCATGTGCGCCTCCTTGCGTGTCTGCCCACGCGATGAGTTCCGACATCCGGAAGCGAACCATCTGGCCGACCCGGTAGTACGGAATGCGCTTCGAGACGCGGCACCGTGGCTTGGTGAGGTAGTACGGCGGGAGATTCAACAGGCGGGCGGCTTGGCGCGCGCCCACCATCGGTTCCGCCGCTGATGCTTGTGAGTAGGAGTTCATTGCGTCCTCCAGCAGCGGTCTTGCCACGCACACATCCGGCACTCGAAGTGGGTCGGGTCGTTGAAGGCGCGCGGCAGGAGCTCGCCCGCCTCGGTGGCCGTGATGACCTTCACCGCCCGATCCGACATGCGCTGGGCCAGCGCCGCGTCAAAGGGCACGAGCTCGGTG